GTACCGTCCTTCTTGGACTCTTTAAGCCAGCCTGATAGCCAGTAATCCACTCCGTCAATGTTCAACTGACCAGAGTAGTCAGGGTGACTGTCAGACTTCTTGTTCAGGTTCTTGCCTAACGTACCGCGATTAGTATTGTCGTATTCCATGATTATCCTTGAGCAAATTTCTTGATTGCACTACGTTGCTTGCTATCCAACTGGCTCCAGAGGGCTGTTTTCCAGTCCGCATCTAGCTCCAGAGAATTGATGTACTCGACTGCCTCTCCGACCTTTTCTTTGTGGATCAGGAGAATGACATCGGCTGCATAGTTCTTAATCTCGTTCTGAGATTGTTCGTCTAGCGTATCGAATACCGACTTTGTAATAGGCTTGGCAGAACGAGGCTCATCAGCACCAGTTGTAGCGTCTAGTGCATCGTGTTCACAGATAGCCAGAGCCATGACCAATAGGTAGCGAGTAATGTAGGTGATTGACGCGCCTAGATTCTGGACTGGATGACAGCCTTTAAGTTCAGCCGTAGCCATAGGACAGGTGAACTTAGCATGACCACCGTTCTCGGTATCGATGACGTACATCGTAGCCATAGTTTCAGAGAACTCTAGCGTATGGCATAAGCCTAGCTCAAAGAAAATGCTATTAACGGTAGGCAGGAAATCTGATAGCTCGAAATACTTGTAGCCAGCAAACTTGTTATGTCCAGACTTCTTGAGTTCTACGTTCTGTAGCTTGACCCTAGCTGTCTGGAGCTTCTGATACACGATCCATTGCTGCTGTTCTTCCTGCTCTTGTTGCCGATTATCTGAGTTCATATTATTTATCCTTTAGCGATTTTCCTAGTGACGAATATATTGATAGGTTGTGTTTCCGTAGTAGTTTGTACCGTTGTAGCCTCCTTCTGCTCTTTGCGAATACGATCGAAAGTCTTGCGAATGTTCGTTTTACCGGAAGGAACATACTTAAAGTTTCTATCTAAGATTGATGGGAATACCTTTTTCATGCAAAGCTGTCCATTAACAGGGAAAGTAACAGCATACACGCTATCACAACACCTGCATGACGGTCGATAAAGTCAGCTAGTTTATCGTCTGGATTGAATAACTTTCTCATCGGTTGCCTCTCTCTAGTTCGTCTACGAGTTGAATGACTGCATCTGGTGCGTTCTGTAACGCTCTATAAGCCATGAATACAATCTCTTTATCAGCATCTGACGCTGAACGACGTTCTAATCTATCTATCAACAGGCGCAAGGTATAGACGATCTCAGCAAGCTGCCAGTTAGATATTTCTGCTTGACTAGGATTCATCTTCCCTCCGCTTCACGATCTTTCATTTCTTGATAGAGCCAGTCACCACGATCTCTATCAATACCTTCCTGAGTCTCGACATACTCAGGGAGTGTAGATTCTTTTACCAGTCTGTTGACGATACCGACCATATTGCGACGGATAGCTGATTGCAGCTTAATCGGATCGGACTGGAATACAGCGCAAGTCTCTAGGAGGATGCAAAGTTCTTCCTCTAACCGTTCCTCACGCGACTGTTTTAATGTATCTTTGAAGCAAGCAGTCAACTCACCGGGAAACCCGTCTTGTAGCGTACCGATTAAGAACTGCTCGTAACCTTGCTTATCCATATCTAATCTCCTAGTTAAGGTTCAGTAATAGTAAAGGAATACGGGATATTGCTAAACAAAAACATTTCTATTGATATGTGAGTCTGCATAGAAACATTCTATTAGGAAATACATTACCATTTCTGGCACAATCATGGTTAAGAAAAAAGAATTACCAAAAGAGCAATCTAAACAAGAAGTGCAAAGATTTCTGCCTAAGACATCACCTAGAGGGCAACCGCTTGGACAGCAAAGATTCAAAACCCTTACGTCGAAAGTCCGGTTCACTTGGAACGGCAACGATTTATAACTTTAGTACTCGGCTTTGCTCTGTTTGCAAAAGAACAAGATCGTTAGCGCAGTTTAAGGATAGCGAGATTTGTAAGACTTGCGAATTAAGAAAGCCGAAGGTATAGTCAATGGGAATGGCTAGGGTAGCTCCTGAAAAGACGATTCATCACCGTCCTGCCAAATCCCACCCAATTTGTGATGAGCCTTCTGATGAGAGGTTGCTATGCACTACTACAAGTTCGAAATTTCCGTTTGGAATCTCCATACCGCACATCTTTCGCTAGTTGAGGAAGCTGTATATCGGCGGTTAATTGACCATTATTACGATACAGAACAGCCAATAGGTCTCGACCTAAAGGGCATGATTAGACGGTTGCGGCTTGATGGATATGAAGATCAAGTCACGACTGTTCTGAATGAGTTTTTTACGCAAGGTGACAATGGTTGGTCAAACAAACATTGTGACGCAAAAATCAAGGCGTACAAAAACCAGAAAAAAGTCAATAAAAACAATGGCAAATCAGGTGGTAGACCTAAAAAGCGAGAAATAACCGAATCGGTTACCGATGGGTTGCCAGTCGTAACCCTAACAACTAACAATAAACAAGAAACAAAAAACAATGTTGTTGGCACTCGTGGAACTCGTTTGCCTACAGACTGGAAAATTTCTGATGAGCAAAAGCAGTTTTGCCTTAAAGAAAGACCTGACTTAGACCCAATGAAGGTCGCTGAAAGTTTCAAAGATTATTGGATAAGTGCTGCTGGTGCTAAAGGAGTAAAAAAGGATTGGGATGCTACTTGGCGAAATTGGGTTAGAGCTGAGAAAAAGCAATTTGTAGCGAAACAATCAAATGACTGGTGGGTTAACGATGCGAGGATTAAATGATTGGCGATTTCCTAAACAAGCTGGAGAAGGTTCAAGGTAAGCGTGGTCATTGGGTAGCCTGTTGTCCAGCCCATGAGGATAAGCGTCCAAGCCTAGCGATTACCGAGACTGATGACGGCAGGATTCTGCTGAAGTGCTTTGCTGGTTGTTCTGCTTACGAAGTGGTTTCAGCAGTAGGTATGGACTTGACTGATCTGTTTCCTAAAGATCAATCTTTTATGCCTAGCGAAAGCAATAAACCAGTCCGCAGACCGTTCTACGCCACAGACCTGATGAAAATAATCCAATTTGAGGCACTTATTACGTCGATAGCGGCGTTTGATATGGCTGAGGGTAGGCAGGTATCAACCGAGGATAAAAAACGGCTTAAAACGGCTTTTACGCGGATTAACGAAGCAGTAAGTTATTTATAGGAGGAAACATGAGGATGAAGGCATTTCCAACGTTAGCGGATAACGGTCACATAACGACTCAGGATGGTATGGATTTGCGCGATTACTTTGCGGCTAAGGCTATGGTTAAGTTAATGCGTATGGTTGAAACAGATGATGGATTTGACAACGATGATGATCGTAGGGAAGGAGTCGCAATACTCGCTTATTTGCAAGCTGATGCCATGATGGAAGCTAGAAAAGATGACTGAATCGAAGCTGGTTGAGCTAGGCTTTAGTGAGGTAAGTCCGGGATTTTGGGTAGCGAGTGTTTTTGGAATCCAGCGGTTGATTGAAGTCGTTAAGGAGGAGACACGAAATGAAGAAGCCAAAAGAAATCGATGTGCTGAACCGGATGGTGTGGTTTGAGGATACGCCTGAGATGGTCGAAAAGTTACAAGGACTAGGGCTTACGGAGTACGCTAGACATCTTCACAAGATGCACATTTATCACAAGAACCTGATTGCAGAGATCAGAAAACTACGACGGGAGGCTAAGAATGAGTCTTGAGCAAAGAGCAGCAGAATTAGACGAGGCTAGGAGACTGCGAATTATCAAGAGTGATTCTATTGATGTAGAGAAGTATCTACATTCAAACGACGTAACGCTGAAGGTTAAACAGGCTAGGGATTTCCTTGACGATATTAAGGAAAACTATCTCAGCACTACGAGAGATGCAAAAATAGTATTACCTTGGACTAATACGCACGACGGTTTCGCGTTTAGACCCGGAGAGGTAACGGTTTACGCAGGTTCTAACGGTGGTGGTAAATCGCTGCTGACAGGGCAAATTGCTCTGCACCTAGTGAAGCAGGGTCAGAAGGTCTGTATAGCGTCGTTCGAGATGAAGCCGATTAAGACGCTAGAGAGGATGTTGAGGCAGTTCTCTGGTGAATACATTGATGACCCGCTGGTATCAGACCGAGAGGCTTACATCACGAAGATTCTGACTCGGATGGACAAGTTCACGCTGGATCATCTTTACCTTTACGACCAGCAGGGTACGACTAGCCCGGATAAGGTGGTGGCTATGAGTCGGTATTGCGCGATGGAACTAGGCGTTCAGCATATCTTTATCGACAGCCTGATGAAGTGCGTTAAGAACGAGGATGACTTTAACGGTCAGAAGAACTTTATCGATGAGCTAACGGCTTTGGCTCGTGACCATAACGTCCATATTCACCTAGTTCACCATATTCGGAAACAAGCGAGTGACGAGGTAACGCCGAATAAGAATGACCTAAAAGGCTCTGGTTCTATCAGCGATCAGGTGGATAACGTCTTTCTTGTGTGGCGCAACAAGAAGAAGGAAAACCAGCGAAATCGTGGTGAACAGATAGATGAGAGTCAGGGCGATACGTTCTTAATGAACGAGAAGCAGCGTAACGGAGAGGCTCAGGAGTGGTATCAACTCTGGTATCACGCAGCGAGTCAGCAGTTTGTGGAATCGGCAGGATCAAGACCTATGGACTTTGACAACAATGGACGTTTTAGAGACTGAAAGACATCGATGCGAGGTTAGGCAGGTACTAGCGTGGAGAGCAGCAGACAGGGATTCAGCGTTAAAGTACCTGAGTGTTGTTAGGCAGAAACGTGGGCATCAAGCGGCTGACCAGCTAGAGGCTGACTGTAAACAGCAATGGGGTTTAGGAAACCGAGGCAAGAAAGGGGATTGGCGTGGTCTATAAAAAGGTGGACACAAACCAGACGCAGATCGTCAAGGAACTCCGGCGAGTAGGCATGGATGTCCAGCACCTACATGGAGTCGGTCAAGGATGCCCAGATATTCTGGTGGGCTATCGTAGCAGGAACATTTTGTTAGAAATAAAGAAAGACGAGAAAGCCAAGCTGACACCGGATCAGGTTATCTGGCATCAAACATGGCGAGGTCAGGTAGCGGTAGTGTCTAACCCACAGGCTGCGATTAAGGCTGTAAGGATTGCTTGTTCGGAAACTATTGAGGAATGATTCTTGATAGAAATATTTATGTTGCGATCTGGAATCATCTGACCTATAGTACGCACATGGACGCAGCAAACACAAGAATTCAATTCTCCTTGGAGGCTCCCATGTTTTCAGTAAACCAAATCGTCGCTGGCAAAAACGCTGGTGTTTTCGTAATCCTCTCGTTTCGTATCGGCGCAGACGGTGAGCGTTGGGCTAATCTCAAGGAGATTAATCCTGTGACGCAGAAAACCTATCCCGGCGGTTTATCGCTGCCAGAAAGCTCTCTCCGCGAATACCACTAAGAGACCGGGGAAACCCGGTTTTAACTATGAACTCAATCGATCCTCACGAAGCAATCAACTACATGATTAAGAACGCCAAAGCCTATGCACAAGCTAAGGCTGAGGTGACTTACCTAGAGCAATACCGGAAATCTAAGAAGGCTATTCTTTTCGCTAGTGCGCTAGGAAATACGATTGCTGATAAAGAATCCTACGCCTATAGCCATCCAGAATACCTAGAGCTACTAGAAGGGCTTAAAGCGGCTGTAGAGGAGGCTGAGAGGCTTAGATGGATGCTGGTAGCAGCACAGGCT